CGCTCCAATCTCTCTCTTACCCCTCTTCGGAGGGGTTTTTATTGCCCATAAAAAAAGGGACTCCGAAGAGTCCCTCTAAAATGTGGTGAGTTAACCTCACTCTTATTTTTGTGTATCTTATGATAAGATGTCAGTAACCTTAAAGATACGGTAGTACTGGTTAGTCTTAGCAGTTGCAAGACCGTCAGTAGGTGTAGAACCCACAAATGGGTTAGACGCCATACCATAACGAGTTTTGAACCCGATACGTGGTTGGAAGTCATCTTCACCAACTGCTTTAACCATTTGTAATGGTACATATGGGCAGTAGAATACACCTGAGTCATATGGGTTAGTACCCTTATAACCTACAGTTACGTAGTCAGTGCTTGCATATGGGTCGATGTATACTTTGATGCGACCGTTAAGTAGACCAGCAAAAGTATTACCAGTATCATCTACTTGTAGGTTGTTCGCAAGAGCAGGACTGTAGTCCAAAGTACCAGCAGCAGCAAGTGCAGTAGCAACATCTGAAGAACAGATAAGTACGTTACCTTTACCACGGCGAGTTTCTTTAGCGATTACGTTTGCTTCACGATCGATCTGTACACCAAGACCTTTGAACTTCTCAGCAGACCAACGACCATCAGTGTCATTTAACATACTGAAGACACCTTTATTAGTTACGTTAGACTGTTGAGCACCGCCTTTCGCCTGAGAGTTGATAGTACGGATAACTTCACGGTTGATTTCAGCAAGAATCTCTGTAGACAGAATGTTTGCTAATTCTGTTTCAGCATCAAGACCGTGGATTGCTTTAAGGTCTTGTGCAAGTTCTAGAGTGTATTCTGCTTTCAATGCACGTGATTTAGCAGTAACAGTTTGACGTTCGATTGTGAAACCCATTTCACCGAATGAAGAACCACCAGTACGACCAAGTGCTTCACCATCTTCAGTAGGCATACCACCAGCAGCAAGTGCGGTTGCACGAACGCCTTCACTGTCGAGACCACTCCAACCTGATGCACCACCTGCGCCACTAGCAGCATGAGTACCAGATGAATCACCAGAGAATTTAGTGTCTGCTTCGTTAAATAATGCTTCAGTATTAGAAGTAGAACCACCACTGTAACGTGATTTCATTGCGAAGATAAGACCAGTTGGGCCATTCATAGGTTGAACACCACACACATCATAAGCGATGAGATTAGGCATTGCACGGCGTACTAATGAGATTAGTACTGGGTCAAAGTTGTTAGCTGAACCAACGTTGTTTGCAGGAGCAGCAGCGTTTTCAGTCATGAAACCTTGAGAAGCAGCACGTTCTTCTGAGATTGCTTTCTCTTGGTTTTCTAGGATTGCAGCGGTAACTGCACGTCTGTGATTGTCGGTGATTGCACCGGCAGACTCTTCGTTAAGAACTGGAGCCCACTTTTCGATTAAATTATCGTAAGATTGCATTTTGGAAATTCCTTATTATCGTTTAGGTGTTGTTTTGCGAATAGTTTGAAGATATTGTTCCATTACAGAAGATACTTCAACTTCAGTATCAGCGTCTTCTACAATTGATTCTACTTCTTCAGAACTAGTAACTTCTTTTGCGAAGTGTGACTCGATGATTGTTTGGACTTTAGATTCAAAAGAATCATCAAAATCAAAACCTTCAACAAGCGACTTCAATTTAACTACTTGAGTTTCTGCAAGGTCACGTGACGCTTCTCTGATAACAGATTCACGTTTGTAATCTTCCAACTCAGCAGCAGTTTCGATTACTCTCTGAGTGCTTTCGTTGAGTTTAGTTTCTAACTCTTCGACAGACTCAGCAAGTTCGTCAACTAGGTCTACCTTAGACTCTGGTACGTCAATGTAAGACTCTGAGAACAGGTCTTTCATTTTGTCCATGAAAGTTTCAGCGATTTCAGTACGGAGACCGTTCTGAATTGCAACTTGATTACTTTCCATCCAAGATTCAACTACATAGTTCAGGTAGCTGTCTACTTTCTCTACAAGTTCTGCCTTAGTAGAAGATACTTCTTCTGCTAACTCTTCCTTGTACTGTGTTTCTAAACGATCAACTTCTTCTGACAATTTAGATTTTACAGCTGATTCAAAAATTACTGCGGTTTTAGCTTTGAACTCATCACTGAGTGTAGCTTCAGACTCGACTAATGCATCTAGTTCAGCAGCAGTGTCAACACTTGTTTCAGCGATGACTTCATCTGTACCCATATCTACTGACTCTTCAACACCACAAACTGCTTCATAAGCAGCTGAAATAGTTGCTTTATTAGATTTCAAGAGTGATGCGTTGATTGCACTAACCATACCCGCTTTAGTTTTTGGAGCAGGAGCTTTCTTAACGGCGTCAGATGCTTTCTTTACAGATGCGATAGACTCGTCTTCGCCTTCTGTACCTTCTGCAACTTCGGTCGTTTCTTCGAGAGTTTCTTCCACAATGTCGTTAATTTCTTCATCGTGAAGTGCAACTTCGACTTTAGTTTCTTCAGTCATAATTGACTCCTTACATATTAGATTTGATTAACGAGAGGAAATTTTTGAACTCTCGAACACTTGTCTCATATAAGACAGTTTTCGGAGCGTTTTTAATTTCAGTCTCCATTTCTTCAATTACTTGAGGTTTCAAAACACCGTTATTCCAAACCCAGTCTACACCTTCCATTATACCATTAACGAAAGCTTCAGGTGCGCTAGGGTCTTGTACAATGTCAACAGTACTAAGAATAAAGTCGTCTTTCACGACCATTGCGCCATTTCGGTTCTCAAGACTACCCATACCACGAGTTGACACTCCTAGTTGAACACCGCCATCAAGAAGACCTTTAACAATCTTACCCATCGGAGTATCCAATATTTGTGCCTTTCCTACCACATCATTTCCCTCAAACTTGAGGTCTGTGATGAGATGTGAAACTTTATCCAAGTTAACAGTCGGCCCTTCGGGGTGATTCAACTCACCTACGGCACGTTTCTGACTAACTTGTTCTTGAACGTACTTGTCTACCGCTTTCTCCATAATTGGTTTAGGGTAGACACGTCCGTTACGATTCTTCTTATCTGCCTGTGCGAAAACACCTTCGATGATATAGTTCTTCTCGCCATTCTCTTTCTTTTCAACAAGACAGGATAGAGTATTATTATCCGTAAATTCTGTAATTAACTTCATTAGGTCAATTCCTTTATTACCTTGGTTGCAGATTTCTCTGCATCCTTTTGTGACTTGAAGGCGTCCAAACGATCACCATCAATATATACCACAAAAGGTAGAGTCCCCTTCTCTTTTACAATGAGAACAGGGATACGTTTAATCTTTTTATCAAAGACTACTTCACCTTTCGGTTTCTTTTTTAGTTCGGACAGGATTTCTTTATAAGATTTCATAGTATTATTTATACAAATTAATATTTATAAAATTAATTATTTTTGTAGAAACCCCGCCTTTGGTGGTGCTGGTCTACCACTCTTAAACATATTCGGATTAGTCGCTAGATGACTCGGTAACTTACCCTTTTTTATCAACTTATGTAAGAGTATCTGTAACTCGTGTGGGTCTACTCTAAGTTGTCTAGCGATCTTTGCTATTCCTGCCGAACCTTGTTTTGGATTTTTCTTTCTCCAGTCAAGGTAATAACGGAGTGCTTTCTTATAAAGCATCCCCTTTACGCCAGGAATTTTCACAGCGATATCTGTCGGAATCTGAATAGACTCCATGATTGCTTCATCAATATCTTCATCAGTTAGAACTTCAATTAAATCAAATTCTTCTGTGAATGTCTTGAAACTAATCATCTACTTCCTCGTCTTCTGATGTGACTTCTTCTTCCTCTTCGACACCATCATCTAACTCAACTTCTTCATCTTCAATATCTTCAATATCATCGTCTTGGTCGTTGAAGATTGCTTGTGCAGTCGCAATACGTTGTGCTTCTAGTGCATCTGCCATTTTGTCTTGGATAAGACTATTGAAAGAACCCTCTGCCTTGTTTAGATCACCATCAGTGATTTGATTGATTAGGTTTTCTACCGCAGTAGGTTCTACAACTTCTTGTTCTTGATTTTCTACTTCACTCATTTACATATCCTCATCTTCGTCTTTCACGGAGTTTTCCGCTTCGACTTGTTGTTTCATTTCTTCGATGTCCTCATCAGACATCATCATTACGTTTTTCATTGCCCACTCACGTGAGAAATACTCACCAACATACTGTGACACTTGGTCAAGAGTTTGCAGTCTGTTCTGTAACAGTTCTGCATCCTTTAACTCAGTAAAGTGGTTGTCTCTCTGGAAGTCTACCGTAACATATCCTTTCCAAGTCTCCCAATCCTGTTCGGTAATAATACCTTTTAGAATTAGTTGTTTCTTCAGAATACCAGTAAACAATGCAGAGAATCTTCTACGAAGTCTGTCAATAAACTTCTGGAACTTAACCTCGTCCCTTCCGATTTCGGTTGACCTACCTAGTGTAAACTGTGCTTCTTGTTCCAAACGAGATACAGGCACATTCAGTGAACGATACAATCTCTTCTGGAAGTAGATGATATCATCGATCTGACCAAGGTTTTCACCGCCAGGCAGTGTACTTATCTCTGTACCACGACCACCCTCTCTACGAGGTAACCAGAAGTCTTCCAACATAGACATATGTTTGCGGTCATCTTTCAGTTGACCTGTGTTCGAATCGTAAACAATCTTATTACGATAACGAGACATAATGTCCTTCATGTAGGATTCTGATTTATTGCGAGGCATATTACCCACGTCAATATAGAAGATTCTACGTTCAGGCGCACGTGCAAGACGATAGATTACAAGAGAGTCTTCCATCATGCGTAATTGGTTAATTGGTTTCAGTGCCTTGTGTAGGTAGGACACAACCTGTTTCTTACTAGGGTCTAACAGACCACTAGAAACATATGAGATACTATCGGGAGAAAGTCTTACACCTTGATTGGTTCCTGCTTTCTCTTGATAGATATAAAATTCGTTGACCTTCTCGACAACCTTTGCGCCTGAGATAGGGTCTTTTTTATAGTTTACTTCTTTTACTTTACGAATCT